CAAGATTATCACCATCACTAGATGATTCACTTGAAGGAGTATTTGTGATTGGGCGACCACCATCAAATGGAGCACTAGTCGCTTCAACAGAAGCTGGTGCTGACATCGCAGGAGATGGAGTATTACCAAGAACAGTATCCAAACGAGTTTTCAGGTCATCAAATGACTTGAAATTACTCTCATTGACAAATTCTTCCAATGAGTGTTGTGACTTCCAAACTGTTTCCATCTTGTCATCGTCATCTAACAAGGGAGCCGCAGTAATGAACTCCGACTTATCATAGTTTGAATACCCATCAAGTTTACGAATCTTCAGTTTGAAGTTCGCACCATCCCAAAGATTGAACACATCTACTTGTGTCTCATCTTCAAATTCAGGATTAGCCATAGAACTAACCATGTCAAAGATTTTCTTTCCATAACGGAAAAGGAAATTCTTACCTTCGTTTTGGGGATTCGCCTTGTCTTCAACGACAAAGATATTAGAGAAGTAAGTCAACCTTCTCTTTTGTTTACGAGCGATCTCTTTGTTCGCTTCGATTCCAGAGTTCCAAAGAGTAGAGTTATACTCTGCCAATGGATCTTTCTGACCAATAGTAGTCAAAGAGTTTTCGATATACCATCCGCCTGGACCTTGAAATCCATGATTGAAAACACGCACATAAGGCATATCTTCATTCTCTGGTGATGGGAGAAAACGAATTACAGCGTAACCGCTTCCAGATTTATCCAATTCTGCTTTCCAGAATCGTTCATCTTCGCGACTGAAATTGTTTTTGGGGTTGTTGATTTTCTCAATCGATTGATTAAGTTTTTCTAAATCGGCGGACCGATTCTTCTTGAGTGAAGCAAATGAATTTGCCATTTCTGTCTCCGTATTTCTGGTTATCCACTTTATTCATAATATAAATCTACTTGTTTTCTGAGTATGTCTACATATTTCTGCTTATTTAAATTCAAAAAAGGAGCATAATTATTACACATACTATATAGTTCCGGCCAAATGACCGATTCCTCAATCTTCTCATTGAACGCTGAGGAAAAATTCAGTATTGAATCTAGAACAATAAAAGATTCTACTGAAACGTCTTCACCAAACACATGGTGAAGCATTGGAGGATGTTGACCATCCACCACATCGAAAATGGAATTGAAACTTTTGTTTTCTTCAAACAAAGAACCAATCTCATTCTCAAATACATAAGGAAGACTTTGTATCTTTGCCTTCCAAGCAATATAATTATTCCTACCTTCTGGTGAGGTTACATTACCTACCCACAAATCCCTTGTCTTCACAAAATTGGATACAAGAAACTTGGTGAGATCTTCTTCTTTATAAATTTTTGATAATCGAACAAAATGATGTTTGTCTCTTCTCTTATCGAAAGACGATTCATTTGCTCGAACCTTACCGTTGAACTTGAAATAGTCGTAACTCGTTCTGTTGAAGTGTTGTTTCAACGATAGGTATTTTTGGTACACTTCAAAGGGTCGCACTTTTGGTATCATATAGGAAGTTTGGATGTCTTTGGCATAAAATGCAAGGTCTCCGCTTCTTCCCTTAGTTTGTTTTTAGTTTTGATATTAATTAAACCAGCAACTGTTTCCGACTCAAGACCATTTTCATCAGCATGATACATTATAGCATCAAGATAACTCATCTTTGTCGTTTCAACAATTGAATTGATTTCATTATTGTATCGTTCACTCGTAAACATATTAAGTAATTCTGTCATACTGTAACTCCATAATATTTAATTATAACAAATTGTAGTTTCATTGTCAAGTTAAATCGATTCATTCATCTTATTCACCGCTTCACTTTCTTTGTGTTCAGGATCGTCTTTATCTTTGAACCAATAATCCGTCGCCTTACTTAGCACTGCGACGTACGCCCCCACCATGATATTTACCAGATCGCGAGATTCTGCCGGTAACGAACCAAAAAATAACAACCATATTAAAAACAAAAAAGTAAGAACTATAATCATAGACAATGAAAATCGTGCCCACCAATTTAATTTTTTTCTTGTTTCAAGTTTCTCATAACGTAACGCTTCCATTGGATTACTCTCCCATAATTTTTGTTCTTGGTCTTCAATCATTTCTTCAGGGGTATCAATTTTATTATTCCCCATTTTTTTGTGAATTTTATTATTCATATTCCTATCCAAAAAATTGTGTAGAAAGGGAATCTTCTGTTACGAGGCGATTCCCCAAACCCTACAGATTAATTATGCCGCTAAAGCAACCCGCGCTGGGGAATAATCTGAATTATTAGCTGCGAAAAAGTTTGCATCTAATTTAGTTGATTGTAGGTAATCACCCTATTCGTTCTCTCTGATACCTTCATTAGCAATCGAATTCCATAACAGCCCCATCAACGAAAGTCATATCCAATATAAAGTGTGGCATAAGTTAAACACAATCCAAGAAATATCATTATTGCAAGCCACATTAATTTCTTTTCCATAACTTTCTTTGGTGGAGCTGGCCGGAATCGAACCGGCGTCTTACTTAACTATTCTTTCAGGTCATCGAACAAATTTTACAAGTTCTTTATGATATTTATATTATAACAACTTATAAACGAATTGTCAAGACATTTTAAAGTGATAAGCGTCACATACTTCTTTTAGTTTATGTATGTAATCTAGAGGATTAAACACTCTCCAATCGACTAAAATATCAGTATCCATTAATGGGTTGTATTTCTCTTTATCAAATCTTATCAACATACAGAGAACCACTTTTTTCGGAATGACACCGTACATTTCGTATATCATTAGTGAATAAGCAGTTCCTTGAAGAATGTAAGATAGGATGTATTCTTCTCTCTTAATGTAAGTAGCGGTCTTCCAATCTATGACTGCTAGTTCACCTTCGTATTCAGCAATCAAATCTGTTGTTCCTGCTGTCTTCAATCCATCAGACCACAATGGTAATTCGATACCACGAATGTTATCTATTCTCTCATCGATTTGAGGTAAAGCAAGTTTGACCAGTTCAATATGTTCTGGTGCTACTCCTTGTAGATAATCCTCATCACCACGCATATATTTTTCTATCACGTTATGGATCTTAGTTCCACGAATAGAAGCTTTGGTAGAAATTCGTTGTGCTTTTTCGTGACCAACTTTATTCCTCCAAGCTTGTATTCCTGCTTTTGAAACTATTTCGTAAAGAAGATTTGTGATGGATGGATATGTTCCATTAGGAGCATGGTACATTCTACCATTAGAACCAGAGTTATCTTGTTCTATTAGGTCTTTTCGATTATCAAAAAGATCATAATTAAATTTTTTCATAAACTAACGAATATCAATAGTATTGTGAGGGTTCATTTTTTTGATTTCTTGTAAACGGTCTTTAAATCCATTATCTATTTTCCTACCGCCATGGAACCACGGATCACCAATATGAGATTTGCCAAATACATGCTCCACATCATTCTTGGAACAACTAGGACAAGGTTCTTCAGTTGGTTTATTTCTATCAACTATTTTATAATTCTCTTCAAATATGTGTTCGCATGCGGAACACTTGTAATCATAATAGGGCATATCACCTTTCTTTATTCAATGTTTATATATTATTATATAGTTTCATCTTACCTATGAATAGTAGATGTCAATAAATTCATGCCAGGAGTTGTAGGATATCCATACTGGTAATAAGATTTGGGTACTGTTAGAGCAACCTTAATCTTTTTCTTGATTTTGTAATTTACCGATGAACTCATAATATCTTTCGTGACAATCGTTCTTGTTATTGTAACACATCCGATACACGCACCAGTAGTCATTTCAATTCGACATCCCGATAGAGCATTACAGACTTCCTCCGTAATGGTTTCGGTTTTCGCCATCAAAGCAGAACTTAGTAACGTCAAAAAACTTATTGTCAGTAGTAACTTTTTCATATCCAATCTCTATTAGAATTAAACTTTTCTCACTCTTCATGTACTATTATACAGAAAAGTGAGAGGTTTGTCAAGTCAAATCTTCATTAAAGTTTTCTTTTATTTCCGTAGAATATGTGTCTGTCTATGGAAGCCATCACTCTTTTAGTTTTACTCCAATATGGATATTTTTTCATCCAATTTGCGTGATAGTGCGTAGCACCATCTGTTATATCAATCAAATCTTCATCATAGTGACTTTCTAACACAATTACTGCAAGTGTTTGTGCAGATCTCCATGTTCTTCCTTCGTTTGGAATATCCAACCGACCGTCACAATACCACGAAAACTGACATCTATCTCTCACCGGAACATGATCTTTTAACTTAGCATCATAATAATGAATGCCTTCTTGCACTACACCACAAATGGTATTAGGATAACTCTTATTGAGTTTACGATTAATCGTAACGTTTGCTACTGCGAGTTTTCCTGCTGTACTCTCCACACCTGCTTCAAAATAAATATTTTTTGCGAGACAATCGGCGTCTGCTGGTGAATATTTAATTTTTAATTCAGGGGGTTGATAATAATCCGTGTCGCCCACTTTTTCAATTATTGATGGTTTTGAAATACTATCAATGTAAAATGGTGCCGAACTATTAAGTTGTGGAGTAGTATACCATAGTGTAGCAAATAAAGCAAGGAACATCCTTACTATTTTTACCATACTTGTATCCTCTGTTGGTTATTCAATCAGTTCACTAAAAATACATAAAATATCAATCTCAACCAAACTTGTAGTTATATTTATATCTTTTTACTCTTCAACAACTACTTTTTTCTTAGATTTCTTCTTTGGTGTCGTTGAAACCACCTCTTCTACTACCTCTTCAACTACCTCTTCGGGTAGTAAATCTGGCCACACATCTCTAACCAATTTATATGATAATCCCTTGTAAGACAAATTTTGGTCTTTGACAGCTATCAATAATTTGGCATCTTTGGGATCAACTCTTTCTAACAATTGAACATACATCGATTCTCTCTTCAACATCGAAAGATCATGACCGCCGCCTTTAACAAAATAATTTAATTTTTTCACTTCAAAGTGAATAGAACCTTCAGTAGAATCCGACTCTTGACTTGGTGTATAGGGTGGTGAACCTCTTGGAATGTGCCACTTTACATCTGGATGAAAATTCAATTGCAACAACGCTCGAGTTGCATAATTATCTCTCGATTTGAGGATTTCTCTTTTTTCATCTCTTGTCTTGGCTTTGTCGATCATCTCAAGAGTTTCAATTACATTATGTTCAGCCATATTATACTTCTCCCATAAATTGCTTGTCTGTTATCGCAACATTTTTTTTAATTTTAGGAACATAATTTTCTGATGTTCCGAATTCTGACTCGTTCATGTTTTTTGTCCACACTGCGGCAATATCTGGATAGAATACCCCTACAGACCTCTTAGGGGTTCCGTCAGAGTAATATGCCATCGCCACACATCTAGGAACCACTTTATGTTCTTCATCTTGACCCGAAAATACAGAAATCCAATCACCAGTTTTCAGATAATACTCACAGTATCGAACATATGCTTTTCTACCTGCAGATTGATTTTCTGAAGTTCTACGTTCTTTGTCTGTAGCGTTTCTACTTCTTGATTGAGTGTTAAGAGCAGCAATCATTTCTTTATTGTGTTTTATCCACGCTTTAATGTTCTTGAAAGAATATGTATCTTCATCCGGTAAATTCAATACCATTTTACTAATATTCTTATATTCAGAAGGAGTTTTCTTTGCTCTCATGAGTTTCATTCTCTCACGAAGCGCCTCTCGTTGTTCTTCTGTAATATTACGAGTTCGTTTAGTCTTCATCAGTTTTCTTTCTACTTTCAATTTCTTTACCATAATTATTTTTTTTGTTTAGAATATTCAATATTTGTTTTGATAGTCTCTAACATCATTTCCCATTGCTTAGCAGTAGTATCGATGTCATAGTGCATATCAAAATATTGTTTCTGAAAAGCAAGGCCAGCTTGAACTGGTGCTTCCCAAAAACTGTCAATTGCATCTTTCAGAACATAGGAGAACTTCCTAGCGTGTTCAGTCTTGTCTTGAACATATCCATACATCCAAGCAAAGTTAGCACACGTTTCTGGTAAGACTGCAAGGTTAGGACAGACCACAACACAACCAGCACTCATCGCTTCAATCACAGAAATACACGCTGTCTCTTTGTATATATTCGGATATGCTAGAATGTGTGTTTGTTGTAATGCTGCACGAATTTCATCGTTGGATACTGTTCCGTGATAGTTGACATTCGGAGTATCCAGACAAGCATCGTATAATGGTTGATATTCGTTATCTTTATCTTCCCATCCGTAAATCTTGAAACTAGAATAGATATCCAGTACCACGTTCTCTAATTTCATAGCACGAAATGCTCCTATCAATAAATCCAATCCACGATGAGGTGTAGAAATATATGCTAGTCTTAGTGTTCCGTCTTTGGGTTTTGTGTGAACAGGAATAGGTTCGATAGAATTTTTGAGAACCACACTCTTTTCATATTCAATTCCGAGATCAAGGTGATATTTTTCAAGAGACCAATCAGAAGGAAAAACAAATCTATCAAACTTGTCTCGTTGACTTTTATCTTTTAGGAATTGTACTTCGGGGTCATTAGAGGTGTCTTGAAACCAAAGGATTTTAGGTTTATCTTCATAGTCACGAACTCTTGAAAGAATGATTTGAAAGTAGTTCCACAGGTCATCAGGCACTCTCTCCTTGACTCTTTCGTAAATCAACTCACTACCACCCTTTGCATCCTTTGAAGCAATAACTATATCTTCGGTGGAAGGTATCGGTGGTAAACCTTTTAGTTTTCTGTCTTTGATCTCTTTTATCTTAGAGTCATCAAAATTCATCATGCTCATAATTTTCTCATTTGTTTATATAATATAATTATAACAACTACTGTCAACATTGTCAAGTTTTTTATTGGAAAAGATTTCCCTGAAACGTTCCACTCAATCGATATAAAAGATGGCCATGGTGGAATACTTCTACGTCATTTCCTGTTTGTTGAATTCTTGTTGCCGTGATGTCTGCTGCTGGTTTGGTGTATTCTTTGATTTGTTCTGTAATCGTTTCAATTAAATAAGGGTCAGATGTTTGGGGTAACATAGTTTTCCTATTTGTGCAACCCTGTCTGACAGATATAATATGAATCTACAATATCTGAAACAGGATTAGAAATTTTGATTGACTTCGGTGATAGACGGTTTTGTAAATCAATATTCGTTTCTTCCAAAAATGTTTGATACATCAATTCTTTATTAGCATTTCCTTTTCCTGTGGCAATTTTTTTGATTACTGTTGGTGGAATCGTTGTGAAACGAAAACCATTTTGACTGAGTTTGTATTTGAGTATTCCTGTATTCTCTCCAATATTGAACACTCTTCCTGTCGCTGCAAATGCATAATCTTCTAAGTAAACGTGTTCCGCTCTCCCATCAAACCAGCGAATACACTCAATTGTCCAATTTGCAAGATTTTCATATCTTTCAATCTCATTTGAATATTTAGGAGAATCATAAGCTCTAAAATTATCAAAGGATTCGTGAGATTTATTCTTCTTGATGAAATGAAATTTACAATTTTCAAATTTGAGTTTGTCGTCAACAAGTTTTCCCACACAAACAGCGGGAGAAGTCAACGAATAATCTATTCCCGCGACAAACTTCATTTAATCTTCAATATCATCATAATATGGCTCCATCAATATTCCACAAAAAGCACAATGAAAAGTGGTATTTTCTCTCGGTTCACCCCTCAATTCTCTTTCATTAAATATTATTGTATATATTGCGTTACAAGCATTACAATCTACGTCTATTTCTTCGTCTTCCATTTCGCTCCAAATTAATATTTTACATTATGATTCTATATATCTACAATCTCACAGCCACTATCAGAAGAGCAAGCAAGTTCCTGAGAACCAGAGGTAAAGTCTTGTTGTTCAAATTTTGACAAAGTTGTCCAATCGACATCTTTGGGAATTAATTTTGACATTTCTTCGTATTCATTCTTAGTGCAATCTTGGTAGGGTGCTTGACGATAAGTATGGTCGCTAAATGGAAGAAAAGAAATTCCACTAATATCGTCAAAATTTTCCCATACCCACGAACCGACTTCTGGCCATTCATTGTCTTTGACCGTAACTGTTATTGAAGGTTTGTGTTCACACCAATTTTGTTGGTATGATGACCACAGTTCTAATTGTTCTATTGCTGTCATATCAGTTCTACATATTGCACCTTTTGGGCTTTCTGTTGGAAATGAGAAGACAGTAGTGTGATTTGGTTTCGTTACATCGGGTTCATTTGGAAAACCGCTCTCTATCATCATCTGACAAAGTGGGTCTTTGTTGTCTGCTCTCACTGTCCGAATATAGTATGGACTATGCCGGGCATGAATACCACTAGCACTATCAACAAGCTGACTAACAGTACCAGAAGGTTTAACACAAGTGATTGCCGCTGATCTTTTAAC